CGAGCCTGATGGTGGCCTTGCGCTGAGAAAGAACTACGCTGGGATCGGCTTCGACTACGATGAAAATCGTGACGCATTTATCCCACCCAAACCTTTTGATAGTTGGCTGTTGGACGAACCAACCTGCACATGGGAAGCACCAGTGCCGCAACCCGAAGGAAATTACACATGGAACGAACAAGCACAAGCATGGGATTTGGTTGAGGAATAAATTATGGCAGCACTATCTTACAAAATTAATATGCGCGACTATCGCAAAGCATTGCGTGATCTACCCGCTGGCTTGAGAACGGCAGATGATGTAGCCAGTGTTGCTTGGCCTACGGTCTGATGAAAGAACTTCACGTTAGATATATCTAATGTCCACATGGGCGGCTAATACATATAACTGGGACACTATTCCATATGCATGGGATGATCAGTTATTCTATCCCGCCGCCTCTTCTTTAGCATTATCTGGACAAATCCCTGTATCTAAACACGGGCATATAGCATATCCAAGCCATGTAACCCTAACAATGGGTGGGTTTGTTCCCACGATGGATGTGTCTTACGCTCCATCTATAGGGGTTGGAACTCTATCCATCTCAGGCAGTTCTCCTATATTTGCTAAAGGAGTATTCAGGATAGTACCAGAAGGAACTCTATCCTTTAGTCTAAGGCAATGGGACGAGATGTCTGATACTTGGGCCGCAGTAACTGGAACATGGGCATCCTATGGCATGGCCCCATTAGTTGGACAGACACATACATATGATCCAGAGACTGGAATATTTACTATTACTGGTCAAGACGTTGGAATGATACGCAAAGACCCCACATGGAAACCTACAGTATGGATAATATAAAGAAAGAAAAGAGTTTTAGTTGGTCTGAAATGTGCTATAAAATAGATCCTTCCCTTAGTAATCCTACTCCAACTTATATATTTGATAATGGAAATAAAGTATTTTATTCTCCTGCTAAAAAAACAAAGGTGAGAAAATAATGTCTTTTGAAGTAGAGAGGTCAAATACATTTAAAGTTAATGACCATTCATTAGCTAAAAACATTGCAGAGAAATTAGAAGATAAGTATCCTGGATGGCTTTGGGCGGTGCATGTTATGGATGGAATAGTTGGTGTCAAATCTATGAGGCTTTCTGGAAATTGGGGGTTTGTTCTTCATGCAGATAAAATAGATAATGATTATAAAATGGTTGTTATGGCTGGAGGAGAAATCCTAGAAAGGTTCAGGCAGAATAGAGGAAAGTTTAATGACACACTTTACAACGATTTAAACATGGATACCAAAGGAAGGCTTGACGGAGATTTCTCCAAATGAGCTTAATTAATCCTCAGCCACCTACAGAAGGGTCAGAAAATTTAGGTATTAGTAATGATGATTCTCCTGTTGTTGAGGATTTTTGGTTACGTATCGCGCGAGAAGCATACGACAGTTCTAGTGATTGGGTAGATTCTAATCTTAGAGAGCAGTGGGATAAAAGTTTATCTTTATTTAATAGTCAGCATCCTCCAGGATCAAAGTATAATACGTCAGCTTATGATAAGCGATCTAGATTTTTTAGACCAAAAACTAGAACCGCAGTAAGAAATCTTCAGTCAGCTATGGCGGTAGCATTCTTTACAAATGAAGAGGTTCTTAGCGTTCAGCCAAGAAATCCAAATGATCCTGAACAGGTAGCCGCTGCCGCTGTATCTCAATCTATCATGCAGTATCGGCTTACTAATACTATACCATGGTTTCAAACAATGTCTGCCGCTCTTCAAGATGCAGCTGTTCAAGGGGTTTGTGTAAGCCATCAGTATTGGGAATTTGAAGAACAAGAAGAATCTTACATAAATGTAGACGCTCAGAATAAACCTGTTATAGATGAAGAAGGTAACCCAGTTATCTCCAAACAAAAAACATCTATAAAAGATAAACCAATTATAGAACTTATATCTCCAGAGAATATAAGAATAGATCCCGCTTCTGATTGGTCGGATCCAATTGAGAGTAGCCCATATATTATACATCTTATACCAATGTACATACAAGATGTACGGCAAAAAATGGAAGATGGTGAATGGATTGATATATCTATTGGAGAGTTATTATCTTCAGATACTGATGATACGGATAATAGTACTAGGCTTGTTCGTGACGAACCTAGAGAAGATCGCTTAGATAATGATGCCGGTTTTGGAGATATTGATTCATATAAAATTGTATGGATTCATAAAAATATTGTAAAAAAAGAAGGCATTGATTGGTGTTACTATACTGCTGGAACTGAATCTATGCTTACAGAGCCTAAGCCCTTGCAGGAAATGTATCCCTGGTTAAGAAGTGGGGAGCGCCCTTATGTAATGGGATATACTAATGTCGAGTCTCATAAGATCTATCCTTCAGGAACTGTAGAACTAACTCAAGAGCTTCAAGCGGCTGCTAATGATATATGGAACCAAAGGTTTGATAACGTTAAGCTTGCTATGAACAAACGTTACCATATTCGTAGAGATAGAAACATTGATCTAGACGCTCTATTCCGATCTGTACCTGGAGGTGCGGTGGAGATGGATGATCCTGATCAAGACGTTAGAGTCATTGATACAAAAGATGTTACTGGTTCTGCATATGCTGAGCAAGACAGAATCAATATGGACTTTGACGAGCTCCAAGGAAACTTTTCAACATCCACTGTACAGGGAGCTAGATCATTAAATGAAACCGTTGGCGGTATGTCTCTTATGGCAAGCAACAGTGGAACAGTTACAGAATATGTTCTAAGAACGTTTTCAGAAACTTGGGTAGAAAGAACATTAAAGCAGATGTTACGTCTTGAGCAATACTATGAGACAGATGCTGTTATTCTTGAATTAGCTGGAGATGCTGCCGCACAAATTAATGAACAATACCAAGGAGTAGTTGACGATCTTTTAAAGTATGAGGTTTTATTAAAGGTTAATGTTGGTATTAGCGCAACCGATCCATTAAGAAAAATTCAGAATTTAGTATCTGGTATACAGATGTTAGGAGAGCTTCCAGGTTTTGCAGAGAGCTTAAATGTTCCGGAAGTAGTTAAAGAAGTGTTTGGTAACCTTGGCTATAAGGACGGGGAAAGATTTGTTAGTATGGAAGAAAATCCTCAAGTAGCTCAGCTTACCGCACAGATACAAGAGATGCAAGCATACATTGAAGGAGAGCAAGGTAAGCTTCAGAATCGTGTTCAGATAGAGCAGATGAAGCAGCAAGGCAATCTTGAAGCAGCTAATCTTAAGTATGGCGCAGAGATTCGTAAGAAAGAAATGGAAGGACAGCTTAAGTATTTAGACCTACAACTAAAGCAGGAAGATGTCGCAACAAGGAGAGCGGAGCTTATGCTTCAAAGAGAAGCTTTAATAAACCAGATAGCTGATACAGAAATAGCTAGACAAGAAGAGATGGTAGAGGAAGGAGATGTTGGTGTAATGGCAAGAAACGACTATGGTAAAATTCCTTACGCAGTAGGATAATATGGACTATTATGACCCCCGTGAAATTGGGATTGATGACCTAGTTAAAAGAATAAGAATAGGTCACGCAACAAAAGATTTTTTAAACACGTCCGTTGGCCGTGCAATATTAAATAAAGCATTAAACGATTATAAAAAAGGTTTAAGTTTATTAGAAGATATTGGTGTCAATGGGTTTAACGGCTCTTCAGAAGAAGAGTTAACAGAGTACCGGAAGATTATTTCTGATCTCTCAACGCCTTTGAAAGCACTAAAATGGTTTGACAGTGTTCTTCAAGAAGGAGAAAACGCTGATAAGATTGAAAAATATAAATCTTCTGGTCAATTAGAACCATAGGAGATTGTTATGGAAAACGCTACCCAGCAGGATGCGTTGGAATCAGAAGAGGTTGTAGAGCAACCTGTAGAAGATGAAAGCGTAGAAGAATCTAATACTCGCCCTCTTTCAGATAGAGACAAAGCATTAGAAGAGATCTATAATAGGCGAAGAGAAGAAGAGTACACAGAAGAAGAAGAGGTTTCTCAAACCCCTGATGCACCAGTTTGGCATGATGGTGAAAAATGGTTAACTAAAGTAAAAGTAAACGGAGAAGATATAGATGTTCCGTTTGATTCTTTAAAGTCCTCTCATCAGAAAGATAGAGCTTCTCAAGAAAAATTTCAATCCGCTGCTATTAAAGAGCGAGAGCTTATGTATCGTGAGCAGCAGATACAAGAACAACTTAAACAATTAAATTCTCAGCCATCTAATCAGGACGTTGAGCAAGAGGAAGAAGTTAGTGATGTTGGAGACATTGTCGAAAAATATCATGAAGCATTATTCCAAGACGATGCAGCGGAGGCTGCTAAACTACTCAAAACCTTGGCAAATAGTGGGCGCAGTAATGCCACCCAAAATGTAGAAGAGGTTGTAAATCAGGCTATTTTATCTCACGAAGCGAGAAAAAAAGCAGAGCGAGAGCACATTGAGAGAGCCGCGTATCAGGCAGAATTAGAAGATGCTGTTAGATCTTTTCAAGATAATTTTCCAGATATCGCAGAATCTGAAGAGCTCAAAGCAATAGCAGATAGGAAGACGATTACCCTGACTCAGGAAAATCCTGATTGGACACCGTCCCAGATTATCAATGCAGCTGCTGAATATACTCGTGAGTGGTCTGGAGTTAGACCTGAATTAAATGGTAGGTTAGAGCGCAAGAAAAAAATTGTGCGACAACCTAAATCTGTTATGGCTTCAGCTTCAACTGGTAAGGACAATACACCATTGTCTCCTTCACAGATTGTAGCAGAAATGCGACAAGCTAGAGGTCAAACTATATAACTCTTTTGGAGGTTAATTATGGCTGGACAAGTATGGTCAGTTAACACTTCTGGTGGTTATATGTATGCCGATAATCTGAGCCGACTGCTACGCATGTCAGTTCAGCCTATGGTCAAGTTCCGTCAGTTCTGCGATGTAAAAGACGCAGCGCATCAGGGCTTGCACCGTGGTGATACATACCATTGGAACGTGTACAGTGACGTTGCCACTCAAGGCACGACACTGACTGAAACTAGTACTATCCCAGAAACCTCGTTCACTATTTCTCAGGGAACAATGACCATTACGGAAGCTGGCAACAGTGTACCGTTTACTGGTAAGTTGGATGATCTCTCCGAGCAACCTGTGGCCGAAGTTATCAGGAAAGTACTTAAAAATGACGCTAAGAAAGGTTTTGATAATCTTGCTTCTAATCAGTTCAACGATTGTAAATTACGCGTTGTTCCGACTAGTGGCACGAGTACTACCGCTCTTACGTTGACTACTAACGGTGTCGCTGGTGTCACCAACAATATCGCTCTTGGTAAGGAGCACGTTAAGTTGATAACTGATACTATGAAAGAGCGTAACATCCCAGCATATGCTGACGATGATTACTACGCACTTGCATGGCCGTCAACCTGGCGTACTCTTAAGAACGATCTGGAAAGCATTAAGCAGTATATTGATGCGGGATTCCAGATGATCATGAACGGCGAGATTGGTCGTTATGATGGCGTTCGGTTTGTAGAGCAGACTCATGTGAAAAAGGGTAGTTTAGGTACGGCAGGTACCGTAAATGTAACGTCTACATGGTCAAATGCAAAGTCCGATTGGGCTTTCTTTTTCGGTGAAGATACTTGCGCTGAAGCTATTGCCATTCCTGAAGAAATTCGCGGGAAAATTCCTGGCGATTTCGGACGGGACCGTGGCGTGGCCTGGTAT